TGTTTTGTTGGCTTGCGCTAGTGATTTGGCCTTGCGCATTCACCGCCAAAGTAACAGATTGGCTTGCCGAACCATAGGTTGTAGCCGTTACACCGGTGTTTGTGATGCTAAATGTGTTGCCGGTTAAACTTAGGCCGGTTCCGTTGTAATAGGTTCCATTTCCACTAAATTGAACCCAAGGAACGGCCGTTGTTCCTAACGTTCCGCTAGATGATGCCGTGCAAACCCATCCGGTGTTAGCTTGGCCACCATTCAAAAGAACCGTGTAAGCACCGGAAAATTCAGACCAAACGTTCATGTCACTAGAACGTGCCCATGCGCTTGCCGATGCTATGTAAATTCCGTTTTGTGATGATGTGGTTTGATTTTTAACCAAAACACGATCACCGGCTAATGTTGTGTAGCCATCAATTGTTTGCAATCCGCTTAACGTGATGTTTGCGGTTGTTGCCACTTGGCACGCCGCTTTGGGGCCTAGCCCTTGTGCAACCGTGTCAACATAATATTTGTTTGCAATATCGGTGCTATTCGCCGGTGTTGTTGTAATTGTTCCGGTTGTAGTGGTGATATTGGTAAAAACGCCGGTTGATGGCGTTGTAGCACCAATCGGTGAAGAATCTAAGGTGCTATTGGTGATCGTTAATCCGCTTAGGATCGGATTGATCGGAACGGTGAATGCCTGGCCCTGCCCAATGAACGTTTGAAAATTACCGTAAACATCAAAATATGCTTGAACGGGTAATATATTTTGGTCAATGGTTTTTGCAGGGCCAGCCATAACTTTCCTTTAGCTTTGATCGCCAACCGGTGTTACATAAAGTAAACCGGCGGTGCCACTATTGCTTATCGCCGTCATGTAAAACGGCGCGGCGGGCGTAGCAAGAATCAATGGTGAGGTCATACCGGCTGGTAAAACATAATCACCATTTGTCCCATCCGTTGGGAACGTTGGTGCGGGGCAAGGCGATGCGTTAGAAAACTTAATCGCCATAGGTGCCGCACCGGTGTTCAAAAAGGATGCGTAGTTGATTTGGTCATTCGTGTATCCGGCAATCAACGTGCTTGAATGCGCGGTGCTTGTAACGGATAAAGCAACGGTTTGACCACTATTGCGTTGAACGGTTGATCCGGCCATGATTATGCGGCATTAGTTGGTAGAACGGTGCCTTCCAAACGATCAACACCCAATGTGTAAACACCGGATGCGGGCGTTGCGGATGAACCCGTGCTATTTGTAAACTGAATTGACAATGTGTTAGCGGCAGAAACCCAAACGTTTGCAATGCCAACACCGGTTGTTTGCGCACCTTGCAATGAAATATTTACGAAATCATTAACCACAAGGCCAGGAATCGTAAATGTTTGTGTTGCTTGTGAACCGGAAACCGCTGCGGGTGTCAAAGTGGGGTAAACAAGGAAAGAATTGAGGATATTACCTCTAAGGATCGTAGTTTGTAATGACATAAAAACTCCTTTGCGTTGATTGTATCTTGAAAAATAAAAAAAGCCACCCGTTTTGTGGATGGCTTTCCCCTTATTTACTCACAAATTAGGGTAAAAATGTAAGGTCGTAACCGTAGACAAATACGTCACAAGTCGCGGCAATCGTAGTTCCAACGTTCACATAAATGTTAGTTGGGCTAGAAATAGCGGTGTTAGGATTTGTTGCGGTTGAAATGGTCACATAAGGGCCACCGGTGTTGCTTGTTAAAGCGGCGGTAGTCAATACGGTTGAACCGGTTTGGCCCGTTCCGGTGTAAACACCAACGGTTGCCGTTGCAATAGTGGTTGTTGCACCGCTAGAGTTTAGGCCGTTTGTGATTACAACGCTTGTGGGCACAAATTTAGACACATCCAACACAACCATAGCGGTATCACCCGCTAGGGCCAAGTTTACGGATTGTGCGGAAGCAATCAAACGCAACGCTTGGTTTGTGGCCAAGTTTTGGGGGTGATTGCTTACTGTGGTTGCGGGTCCTGGATTACTCATGTTAATTACTCCTTAATTTAGTTTAGGCGGCAACGCGGCAAGCCAATTCGGGATACAAAGGTGCCCATCCGTACAACACATCCAAACGAGTTGGAATTGAGTCGTTGTTGATGGTGTACTGACGTACGACACGCATTGAAAGTCCGATTTCTTTATCGGAAGCACGGCCCGCAAAATGTACACCTTCAGGCAATTCGAGATCGGCTACTGCCAAGCAGAATGCGTTACGGTGCATGATGATGTTTTGGGGTGAAACGGTTCCGCTATTGTTGAACGGTGTAACGGCGGATGCACCGGCGTTAGTAACGCTAACGTTTTGGAATTGACCGCTAGTAATCACGGCGGGGCTAACGGTTACGCTAGTTGTGCCGGATGTTGCAACCGTGGCGGCTTGTGTAACAACAAAGTTTCTCAACTTGTTGGAACCATAGGCTTGGCGGTTTTGTGGGTTAACGGCATACACGCCCGCGATTTGGATCACATCACCAACGTTCAAATTACCGGCGGCCGTAGTGGCGCTCAGTGCGATTGTTGATGTTTGTGCCCATCCAGATGTTAAAAATCCGGTTGCGGTGCTTGTATTGCACGATAAAACGGCCGTAGGGCTATTGCCAAAGGTTTGGCTAACCACGTTCTGGTCCATTTTCCAGTTCATTCCAGCGGAATCCCTGCCCATCAGGCCCTTGCGATATTGTTCGCCAATGGCTTCTTGTGGAACAAACAAGCCTTTTAGTGAATCAACAATCGTTGCGGATGTGAAAGGTTCAACAATACATGAACGGCGGCCATCACGGGGTGCGCCTTCAGCGTCCAAGTATGCGGCAGCGGTCAAATATGTAATCAAACCGGTTGGGGGCGTTCCGGCAACACCAACAATATTAGCCGTGTTGTTCTTGGCCATAACCAATCCATCACGGTCTATCTTATTGGCAATGGCGGCCACAGCGGGTTTCAAAACACGGTCCGAAAACATGTCGAGGCTCAAAGCCAAGTCTTGCGTGGTGAACTGGGTGTCAACGTGGAATTGCGTTGCCAAAGTTACGGGTACGCTTGTCTCGTTAAAGTCCTCGACATTTAGCGCTGGACCCGTGGTACCGATGAAGCGGCCAGGTCTTCTCACATTGACGGTATTGCCGATTTTCGCGCCGACTACTGCAAACTGGTCATCGTAGTTGCGGTCAACTTCGCTTGTGAACGTAAGTTCATTTTCCAAAACCATCAGAGCTTCGTTGGTGATTTTGGATATCGTTAAGAGATTATTACTCATTTGATTTCCTTTGAATTAAAAAACTATCGAATTTTTCCCGCTTTACGCGCTTCTTTCCACGCTTGGTATGTGCCGTGAAATTCACCACTAGAATTAATGGGAATATCCGCAACACCACCACTTGGCTTCAATCCACGCACCGGTGCGGGTGCTTTACTTGTCTTAACCACAGTTTCCTTAGCCGGTTCGGCCTTTTCGTATAGCTTTTCCAACTTTCCCAATTCAACCAACGCTTTGCGGGTAGGCATGGCCGCCAACTTTTGCGCATATTCCAAATCTTCCGCTAGGTGATATAGGATTCTTGGGCCTACATCGGATTCCAATATGGAATCACGGATTTCATCGGAAACAACAACATTAGCCGTTGAAACCATATCATCGTAATCGGGCAATTCCGCCTTCACTTTGTCCAACTTTTCCGTCCAAGATTGGATAACCTTTTGACGTTCTTCGTTGGCTTTCCGTGTGGCTTCTTGTTGATCCCTTTCACGCAATGCCTTTTCCGTAGAAAATTCCGCTAATGCCTTTGCATATTCAAACGCATCTTGGAACTGCCCTGGTTGTGGTTCATTATCAACGCTCGGCTTTTGTGGTGCCGCCTGTTGCTCTAACGCCTTCAACCTCGCTTCCAACGTTGCCCTAGCTTGGCGTTCTGCTTCCAGATTTTGCTCGGCTAGTTTCCGTTGTTTAGTCAATTCGGAAAATCTTCGTTCTAACTTCGGATTCGCCTTCTTTTCTTCTGTGGGGTTGGCTTCTTCATGCGCTTCGGGTTCATTCTCAACCACTTCGGGCGATGGCTCGGGAGTTGTCTCAACCGCCACATCATCCGTTTGGTTAGCTAAACCTAAACGATTTGCATAAAATTCCGCCGCATTTTCGCTAGTGAGCACTTGGCCCGCTTCTTTTTCAGACATAGGTTACCCTAAGAATTAACCCCGTATACCTTACGGGTAAGGTTTGTGTAAATACTACACGAATTTATTACTTTGTCAAATAGCACGTTCCGTGGTTTCGGCGCTTGCTTCATTTGCCGCGCGTTTATCCATTTCGGCCAAAATAATGGCCACTTGTGCTTTATAACGTTCGATTTCCAATTGGGTTTGCGTCTTAACCACG